AGTTCCTTGTTGTTGTGCATTTCCACTAAATCCTTGTTCACCCGGTACAGGAGCCTGTCCTACACCTATATTACCACCACCTGCTCCTGTTGGGTCCATTGGGTTAGCACCTGCTGGTGCTTGTCCCTGTTGGTCCATAGGCTGTTGAAATCCTTTTAGCATCTCAGCCTGTAGAGCAGCTTCACTCATATTGTTGGTAACTTTTTCGGGGTCAAGTCCCATTGACGTTGCAATCTCACGAATAACATATTGAAACTTAGCAAACGGTGCAAGCGCAGGATTGCTTGAGATTTGTAAGAATTGCATAAGTCTTTGGCTACGTACTTCATTTGCCATTAGGCTTTCTGTTCCACGTGCTTTGACTTCAAGGTCACCTTTAATTTCAGGGTCAAAGTCAAACTGCATGTTAAAACGAAACAGTCCTTCACCTAATGGGCGTAGTAGATAATCATCTACATTCTTAATGACAGTCTTAATTGAACCAGCAGCAGCACCCATTAGCATGGAGATGCCGCTGGCAGTTCTACCTACACCAGTAACGCCTGTCTGTCCGTGTGCAAAGGATGGAAAACCAGAACTCTCATCAGCAAGCTGTCTAGCCTTATCAAACATCATCATGTTCTCACTAGACACGTTAGGATACTTTGTGCCAAAGATAGCCTGTCCCGGTGCGCCACCCTGCCTACGGAACACCTTACCCGGATACACCGTCAAGTCTTGCCCCGGAACTAGATTTGTTTCATCTACCTCAATAAGCAAGTTACCTGACAGCACAGCGTTATCAACAGCCATACGCATGAAGCCGTTCATCAATGTTTGTGTATCGTCCAGATTTTCTGCAATACCAATGCCAAAGAATGAGTATGGGTTTAGTTCATATGGAGCAGCAACGTATGGTATCTTAGCTGGCTTAAACGGATTAAGTACCATACGAAGAAGTTTGTTGTTGCATATCCACACATTAGCTTGTAACTCATCGAAGTCACGTAGTTCTTTTGGAATCTCAATGTCTTGTTCCAGTAACATCTCAACATCAACCATGCCCCAATACTCAAGGACTTCAAAGCGGTCAACGCCATGTTCTGGAGCATAGTCAGATAAATCATCTTCCCAATACTTTTTATTGTAGTTCTCACCGTAAGAAATAGCTTCGTCAATAACTTGTGAACGAAAGTATGGACGCTTCTTTAGATTACGCAGTTGTGAACGCGACATCTTATGCCGTTCAATAACATACTGCGCTTCATCCATGTTATTGGCATCTGGGTCAGGATAGAAGTTCCACACAGATACGTGAGATACTTTAGGAATAGTTTTAAACAACGGGTCATAGTTACCTTCGTCATCCCAGTTTGGATATTCCTTGTCCTCTGCAAACGGTCCTTTCATTACGCCTGTACCAAACAATGCCATTTCAAAAGAACTGCTACGTAAACCTTTACTAGCACCTGACTCTTCTAGTTGGTCATGTACTTTCTTTTGCATCTTTTTAGCTGCTACCATAGCAGGGCTAAATTCAATAGCTGTAGGCGTTTGCCCCGGACCTTCTTTTAATTTGTCTTGAACACCGTCAAGTTTTTGTTCTAGTGGTCCTAGTTTTTCTGTCAAAGTTTTGGCAGTAGCACCAGCAGGTAAATCTCTGCCATCACCTTTAAAGCCATAAGGACTTGTTAAATCTTCTTGTTCGCGTAACTGCTCTGGCTCTTTAGGGTCAAAGTGAACATCAGCCACAACACCTTCAGGAAGTTCTGTTGGGTCAATAGTAAGTGGAAAACGATTGTTAGCAAATAGTACGTCAACAATTTGACCATACGCAGCAAGTGTTTTTGTTTTAGTAACCTTTACAAATACACGAGACTTCTCTGCTTCAGTAAACTGTACATCTGGACCATACAAGCCACGGTAGTTACGATAAGCACGTATCCAACGCTCTTCATCTTGATAACGATAATCTTCTGCTTTTTGATATCGTTCCTGAATAAATGGTATGATGGAAGAAACACTTACATCTTCTTGTACAGAATCATCTGTATCTTCTAATGCAATCGCATCGTCTTCAATCATAATTTCATCATCAGCCATGTTTTAAATCCTTAGTATCCAAATGTTGAATCTGCTACTCGCATACCGCCGCCCGGTCTTCCCATAGGGTCATAGTCAAATATACTAAACCTTGGTCTGGACATTATACCATATCTTAACGCATCATACAAGTGGTCTTCTGAATGTGTGTCAATATCTTCTGGATTCTTTTTGTCAATGGGCAAGGACGGTATTTGAGATACAGTGTTCGTGCAGTTATTAAAGAATACAAGTCTTGGTTCCTCTGTAAATTCATCTACCTGTAAACGTCTATGTATTTCATTCTTACCAGCTACACGACTGCCTTTACTTCTATCTGAAGGTCTCCAACGACAACCTCTACTAACCATTTGTTCAGCAAGGCTAGGACCAGTGTCACCACGTTTATGCCAAAGAGATGAATCAAGAACCCCATACTTAATATTTCCATCACCAGCTTCTAATTCTAGTACTTTATCTGCCAAATCTGTGGCAAGCATTTTGGACACATACAACTCACGGTACACGATGAGTTGCTCTGAAGGTGCGACTGCAAACCACAGTACGCCAGAAAAAGACCCGTAACCATAATCGCAAGAACGAAACTTAACCCAGTTGTTAGGGATATCAAAAGGTTCAATAACATGAATGTCACGATTGAACTCAGTAAAGGCTGCTCCTTCTTTAATGTCCCAATCACCTTCAAGAAGCTGCCTACGCTGCTGCTCTGGCAACGAAAGAAGCATGGCCTCGTAATCACCACCTTCTGAGAGGTATGGATTATCAGAGAGTCTTGCAGGGATAAAGCGTCTCTTAAATAAAGACTTTCCGGCTTTAGGATGTCCTGCCGGATATCGTAAGACTTCGCCTGTTTCTGTGTCTGTTGCATCAAAAGTTTTTCCATAAGGTGCAGGGTCAATGAACATTTTCTTGACCCAGTGATGTCCCCGTCCACCGGGGTTAGTTGTTGCCCTCATGTATATTGGTAAATCAGGAGCAGTGGACCTTAGACGACTTCGCATGTAATTCCATGCGTATGGTGTGGACCATTGGGTGAGTTCGTCAAACCCTATCCAGCTAAATGCCAGACCCTGATAACGCAAGACATCATCATCTCTATCCAGATAAGACATCCACAATCTTGCACCAGATGGCGCAGTCCACTGCATTTTACGTTCTGACCACTTAATGCCGGGCCAGATTTTTGGGTACAACTCCTGCGACTTGAAGATAAGTTCTCGCAGTTCTTCAGTTGTATGTCGTAACATCAATCCACTAAACTGTGGATGTCCCATGTACCGTAATGGGTCAGCAAGCATAGCATAAGACTTACCCCCACCTGCACTGCCACCATATAATACTTCACGTTCAGCTGCAGCAAGAAACTCTGTTTGTGGTCCGGGGTTAGGCTTGAAGAGTACGTTTGCTGTTTCTTCAATACTAGCCGTTTCGTATTCTTGCGTTTCACGCGCAACATCAACAGTTTCTTTTATTTCAACTGTCGGCTTTTGCGCCTGTTCTTGCTTCTTGGATTTCTTGCGCTTTGGCGATTGCCGTTTGCGCATAGCTTGCCCACTTGCGGAGGCTTGCAGCTTGGTTCTTACGTTGTCGCTCATTGTCTAACCGTTTCCTCAAACCCACATGTGATATAGTTCTACCGCTATTCTTTGATAGCCAGTTCGCTACTTCACGATACGAATACTGTCTTACATGTTGCCTTGCTTTTTCTAGCAGGTCTAGTTCAGTCTTGATGGGGTCAAGTATGTCAGGGTCATCGTCATTCAGCTTATAACCAAATGGTACAGTCCTAGCAATACGAGGAATCTGTACCCATTCGTTTTCTTCTTTTATATCTGTTGGCTGTGGAAGTTTCCACTTGCCTATACTACGTGTCATTTCTTTTTACGTCTGTCCACGGTAGCTAATACCATGCCACCTTTGCGAAAATCCTGTGTTCCTGTACGAGATTTAGCTAAACCACCTTTATTCATGTTTGGGTTAAATAAATATAAATAATCTTCAGATTCTACGTAACTTTTCATTGCTTCTTTAGCATCTGGTCCTGTAGCTATATCCCTAATAAATTCAGGTGAATCGTCACTAACACCACTTTTTATTACTTTATTTGCCATTTCTCTGGCACTCATTCCTTTAAACATATCTGACATTAGTCTTCATCCTCTTCTGAAACTGCTTTAGGTGGCATTAGCATAACACCGCCACTTGCTTTAACTTCCATCTTCTCTGTCTTCACCAAGCCTACTCTATCCAGCAGTTCTTTAGCTGCAGACATCTTATCACGAATACCAAGTTCAGTTGGGTCATACAGCGCACCTGTCATTGCAAGTGCAGCCTTTGGTGCATTACGTGCCATATACATCTGAGTGGCTTCAAGAATCTCTTCTTTTAAACCTTTGATAATTTCTGTAGTAGGCGTACCGTCAGAATAACCAGCAAGTTTTTTAGCGGCAACCATGTCACCACCAGCATCATCAAACAATACCTCTAAAAACTTCTGTTGTTTTTCCGTTAATTGTCTAGCCATTTTATTTTCCTTTGTTCTGACAACCTTTGGCTGCAGTACAGTTAGCTGGTGTAGGACATCCCTTACAAGTCTTCATTACATTTCTCCTGAATACATAGCGTGGGCTAATTTTGTACTACGTGATTTTACCTGATTTGCCCACCTGCTGTCAAGCATTTCTTTTGATGCTACCGTAAAATCTTCATTATGGATAGCAGCCCACATTTTTTTGAACTTACATAAACGTGGCACTCCCATATTAAATGCCATATCTATAAGTACAAGTTGACGTACAGCGTCTAACCCGTCTACGCAAGGATGCGCACGTAACAGTTCATCTTCGACAATCTCTACGTCATTCTCTGCAAGAAGAACAGCATCTGCCTCTGTAATACCAAACTCGTATACATGGTCCAGAGTAATGCCCATCTCCTCAAGTTCATTGTCAGAAAGGCCACGGTCTTCCAAGTTTCTACCAATACCAATAGTATCAATGCCAAGTGTGTCTTGATAAACTTGCAACACTAAACCTTCATGCTCAATTAGTTTTTGAATGAGTATACTTTTGTTGTACTTCACGATTTTAGTTTTCCTTCATTACCCATCCAGATTCCAAATGCACCTGTCATAGCACCCATTACAACGCTGACAAAGGCTGACTGTGGTGCTGTCGGGTCTTCCAAGTTCATAAACCACTCCGCACAACGCCAACTCATCAAGGTCATTATCAGCATCATAAATCGTGGAAGTATTCTCCACTCTAGTATTTGTTTTGCACTCACTTAGATAAGCCTTTTGATTTTTCATAAGTACGCAGTGTTCCTAACCCAAGCAATCCACCAAGAACCGTAAGCAGTGTTGACATGTCAAACTCTGGTAGTTCTGGAACATCTATGCCAGCAACACTAACACCGAAGATAATCAGCGGCTGTAAAATAAAGTGATATGCAAACGCTATACCGCACACCCACCCAATGAAGGGTCTCCATCCACCTTTGAAGATAGAGCCTGAAGCAGCTTCCATCTTGTTTACTTCTATCTGCGCCAGTGCAATGCTGTTAGCTTGTTTGTCAGCCATTGTAGCTAACTCATGTGCAAGCATTGCCTTCTGGTCTTTGTCTTCAATAAACTTATCAAGCAGACCCGTTACTGGCCCTATGAGCGATTGTAGCATATCTCTGTCCTATCTCGTATTGCAATATCTCAAGACGTGTCTCCCATTCAGGAAACTCTTCTCGCAATAACTTTATATTAAGTTCCTCTGCGAAATCGTGCAGTCTTCTTTGCAATGCGCTTCGGCTGTCGTACAAATTGTTTTCCTGCACGTGTACCTTCTCTCTTTGCCTTAGTTGTAGCAGAATACTCTGCACTTGTCAAGGACTTTATTGCTTTTTCAGGCAGATACCTTTCACCTGTCTTAGCAGATGGCTTGCCACTCTTTGTGCGCCACTTTTGTTTTGTCCATGCCTTTAGTGATTTTTGAGACTTTGAAAAAGCCATACTACAACATTCCCCTACGTTTCATACCAAAGTACAATAGTATTGCTAAAATACCTACGCCTATAATTCCTGCAATAGACAATAGTGTAATCTCAAGTATTTGTTGCTTACGTTTTCGTGCGGCTTCTTCAGCTGCCTGTCTCGTTTTACGTGCTTCAGCTTGAAATCTTTGCCAGTCGTTCCACAAACCCGGACGACCTACATATAACATAATCTGCTTTAATTCTTTTTCTTTTTCCCGTATAGCTTCTAACGCCATAAATTCTTCAAAGTCACCACCAGCATAAAACGGGCTATTCTTTTTCTTAATTACTTTTCTTTGTAATCCTTCTTTGCCATCTACAAATTTAGCAATATGACTACCGACAGTAGCTAGGTCACGTCCATGACTAACAGCTTGCTTGATTACACCAAAGGCTGCATTAGCAGCTGCTAGTTCTGCTAACATTTTAGTACACCTCTACTACGCCTTCTTTTATATACTTAGGTATGCAATATGCGGTAACACGGTCTCTTGCGTCCATCCAATCCATATAGCGGTAGCTTCCGTACCGCTTGGTTGACTGGGCTGCGTAAAAATTGCAGGTGGTAATAGACGCGAAATACATATCTCCACTAGCGAGGTAACGATTCTCTCCAGTACCAATATAGATGACGAGCAAGAAGACGTGAAGCATTCCATTACGACTTGTAGCCCCCACCAGCAGCTTTGTACTCACGTGCTAACATCTGAGCCTTACGGGCTGACCACTGTCCGGGTTTACCACCCTTACTGCCAGCTTTAATTTTGTTAAACAGACGTTTTCTCATTGTTGGCTTAGTGTAGTTGCCAGCTTCATTAACTCTACTTTTGCTTTTCGTTTCACCGCCCTTTGAGTAGCCAGTCGCTCCAGCCTGTTTCTTTTTCGCTGTAGTCGGTGAGGCTTTCTTTTTGACGTTTGTGACTTTACCTTTGTTTGCTGAAGCATAGAAGACATTTGCACCCTTCTTTTTACCGTAGGTTGATTGCATTGCTTTCTTAATCTTTTTACCTTTTGTAGTAAGTGGCATCTCCATTAACTCCGTTGAGGTAGGTAGGACTCTCTTAATTTTACAGTGACTGTCACCGCACTACCTGCACTTGCAAGTCCACGCAACTTATCACCTTTAAAAAGCCACAGGGGGTCATCGTTAATCTGAAGAAGTGAATTGCCTAGCAACTCAACATTCTCAGCGAGGGTATAGTATGTAGCATTTTGGCTGTCGTACCAATCTAAACTAAATGTCACATTAGAAGAACTAGCATTATTGATGTAGATATTATCTACCTCTGCCTCGTAGTTAGACGGAACAGTATAGATGTCTGCATTGCTTGTGGTTAGTTGTAGACCAACAGTGCGGTTCTTCGTTTCCATATTAGTTCTCTATGTAGATAATGTCAAAAGTTGCAGCTACTCGCAGGTCAGCATTTGAACTGTCTGCAACGGCACGAAACTCAATATCTGTTTTTTCAGGAATAGGCTGTGGACAAGTAATGTCTTGATGGTATGAACCTTCAAACAAGTCAAATTTATTCTGTGTGCGGAATACACCATTAGGCTGACGTGTTAGCATACGGATTGTAGCAACCTTGTTGTTTTGCACCGTAAATGCTGTGGTATCTAATTGAAACAGATATGCCGTGTAACCAGCAGGTACAGTCCACATTGCCATCAAGGTCTGCTGGTCAGCAGCAGATGCATATGCATACGTTGTACCGCCATTAGCAATTGTAATGTTGCCAGCAGAGGCAGTACTACCTGATACAAATCCACGATAGACACGCAGAAAACTGCCTGTCGTTGTGGCAGTACCTGATGCGTCCAGTGTTACTGTTTCAGATAACTCTGCGTAGTTTGTATCCACACCTTCAATGGTTACTTCAATACCACTATCCGTTGCACCAGAAGAACTGGTTGCTGTCATAGTTACAGCACTAGATGGGTAAGCATACAAGCCACCTACATCCCAAATGGTTTCTTCTATGTTTTGAATAAGACCGTTATACCCAAACTTGAATACACGCTTGTGTCCATCAATCAGGCCACGGGATACCTGCAGGTAGTATGGGTAATAACCAACACCCCCACCCATACCGATAAGTTGTGGGTAACTTGTAATGCTCATTAGTCTTTTCTATTCCAACGAAGTACAGCACAATGCATCATATATAAAGAATTACCAATAGAGTTAAACGGCTTACTAGAATGCAGCAAAGCCATTGCTAAGTAATAGTTTAGTTTACTTCTCATCCTATATGCCCTCTACGCCATTGGGTTACGTTTACGTGCATTCCTTGTACGTGA